TAAATACGATCGCAGACCTGATAGCAAAAAGGGAGAAAAGCGAAGCAAGGCTTGTCGGGATTCCTTCCGGTATCACTGAATTAGACAGAATTACTTTGGGATGGCAGCCGGGAGATCTGATAATCATAGCTTCAAGACCTTCAATGGGGAAGAGTGCTTTAGGAATACAATTTGCGAAGGTGGCTGCACAAATGGAGCATCCCGCATTACTATTCAGCCTAGAAATGACAGACATACAATTAGGGGAACGGTATCTATCGACAGAAACCGGGGCTGATACCTATGATATCAAGCAAGGGAGGAATATAGATTGGCATAAAATAGAATCATCCCTTAACAGCAACCGTAATGTTCCGCTATGGATTGACGATTCTCCGCATATGAATATTTACGAGTTCCGTTCTAAGGTCAGAAAGGCTAAGAAGAAATACGGGATTGAATTAGTGATTTGCGACTATCTGAGTTTATTTACTGGCGACGAATCAAAAGACAATATGAGTGAAAAGTACGGTTCAATTTCAAAGATGTTCAAATCAGTAGCAAAGGAATGTGAAGTTGCAGTTATAGCATTGGCTCAGCTTAACAGATCAACTGAGATGAGAGCCTCTCAGCTCCCAAAACTATCAGACCTAAGAAACTCAGGAGAAATAGAGCAGGATGCTGATATTGTAATATTCCCGGTAAGATATAAAGTTATCGGAATAGACCACGATGATAAGGGGCGAGATCTTTCTGAAATGGCAAGGATAGATATTGCCAAAAACAGAAACGGAAGGCTGGGAATACTTAATATCCGGGTTAGTCATGACTGTATGCAATGGGGAATAGCTACTGATGAAGATTACTTCGGGGAGGTTGAAACACAATACAATCCCGAAGAATTTACAGAATCAAAAGCACAAAAAGAATTACCATACTGATATGAAATTTGATAGATATATTGGAATTGATGCCGGGAAAGGGGGAGCAATAGCTCATATTTCTTCCGGGCGATCAGCAAAAACTGTTTTGATGCCTGATTCAGTTGAGGAACTCGATAGATATATAAACTACCTGAAAGATATTTCAGAATGCCCGATTGCCTGCGTGGAGAGGGTAAGTTTATGGAGAAGTGATGCAGCTCAAGGGAAGGCTTTTGGGATTGAAAAGATGACAAGAAATCTCAACGAGATAACAACTGTTTTAAGAATTGTCAAGATCCCATTTATTCAGATATATCCTATTCAATGGCAGTCGTATCTAAATCTCCGGGTTACGGGCAAAGAGGAATACAGCGACAGGAAAAGAAGGCTGAAAGAAGTGGCTCAACGTCACTTCCCGGAGATTAAAGTAACCCTAACAAATTCTGATGCACTTCTGATAATGGAATTCATTGGATTAAAATGTCAAAGGGAGCCTGAATGGGTTTTGAAAAGGCTTCCCGTTTCGATAGTAAACACATTAAACTTTCAAGGCGATGAGTGAGGTAACTATATTTGGATCAATAACTGAGAAAGGAGCTTTAAAAGCTGTTTTCACAGCAGAATATTACGACCTAATAAAACGTAATAGAAATAAACGAATTATAATAAAAGTTGAAGTATTGCCTGAAGATGGGACAATGCTTCAGGAGGTATATTTCAAAAAAGCGGTTCTTCCCTGTCTGCAAAAGGGGTTTTATGAGACGGGGAGTGATATGAGCTTATCAGATACGAAAGAAATGGCAATCAGAATGTGTCCAGCAACGGCAGATCTCGACATAGATGAAAAGCTTTCAAAAGAACAAATGAGGCAATTAATAGATTGGGCTGTCAGGCTTTGTGCCGAGCAGTTTGGGATAATAGTGCCGGAACCCGGAACTGAGATATGAAGAAATATTTTGAGTGTAATAAAATATATTATACTTTTGTAAGATAGAAATAGTAATAACTAAAAATCAAAACAGATGAATGGATGTGCAGAATCACAATTTGAGCTTCAGAAGATAAAAGTTCTGAAGGGCGGTTCCGGGGTTGATATTGAGTTCAATGTACTTCGGGAAGATGCCGGGGCTACGGTAACAGATCGTTACACAAAAGAAACCGTGACGTTTCCTCACCCTGATCTTTTAATAGCAATAGAATCGCTAAAAGATTATTTGATCCGGGCAGTCGGAAAAGAAACGATACACAGCGAAAAGTTAATTGCTGGATTCAAAGGGAAATTCAAAAAGGAAGCTGAATTTGCCGAGCTTGAAAAAGCTATTGAAGATCACATCAAGGGAGAAAAGACAAAGATCACAGTAACGGGGATTGCAATATCGGGCTATGATTCCAACAAGGGAGTTATCATAACCGGGACATATCTTTGCAAGAACGGTTCCAAGATTGCGATTAACTCTCCCCGGATAAGGTTTGAAGGAGAATCATTCGGATTTGAGGGGAAGTTACAGGATCTTTGCCTGATAATTCAAACAGAGGCATACCTGTACACTTTCAAAGACAAACAGGCTCAGCAGCAGATAGTATTTGAAGAATAATGCAGAAACACACTAAAGTATATTTTCGGTATTTTGATTATGGGGAGCAAGATATGATACCTTGTGAGATTTGCGGTGCGAGAGCTGTTGACATTCATCATATCACAGGAAGGGGAAAAGGGAAAGATGTTATAGAGAATTTAATAGCTTTATGTTGGGAGCATCATAACGTAGCGCATAAGATTAACAACAAATATACTCAGGCTTATTTATCAGAAATTCACAAACGTAAACTTAAAAGCTAATTGCTATGATAATCACACAGGCTATGTTAAGAGGAATAAAAGAGTTCATTACGGGCTATCGGCTGGTATTCTTCGTGAAAAAAGAAGGGATGACGGATGATACTAAGCTGTCAATTGAGCAGGATAACGGTAATGAAGGCTGGATAACTTTCTCAAGGGATAAGCTAAAAGAAGAAGTTGAGAACGTAATGAGGAATCGCAAGATAGGGATTAATGAGGAAGGGAAAAGTAAGTCGGAATTAATGCGGGGAGCTTTATATCGCTATTGGCAGAAATGCCCCGGGAACAAAGCATTTGAAGATTTCTATAATGAAAAAATGGAAGGCTTCATAACTAAAATCAATCAAACGACAGCTCAAATTGAAGCTGAGGAAATAGATCAATTTTACAACAAGCCAGCTCCGGGGCTTAATGATCCGGGCAAGTAATAATTTTAAAACTACAAAGATGATAAACAAAGTTATTTTAGTTGGGAGAACAGGGAAAGAACCCGAACTCCACGAAACGCAAAGTGGCAAGAAAGTGGTAAGATTCTCACTTGCGACTTGGGAGAATTACAAAGATGAAACAGAGCCTACGGGATGGCGACAAGTAACCGAATGGCACAATATTGTAGTGTGGGGAGCTTCGGCAGATACACTTAAAAAGAATCTCAAAAAGGGAGATTGGGCATATGTTGAGGGAGGCATAAGGACCCGGAGCTACGAAACAAAAGACGGAGAAACGAAGTATATTACGGAAGTGGTTGGCTTTGCCAAAGCTATTCAGTCCCCAAAAGCTGCAACCACGACAGCCCCGAAGGACGCCCCGCAACCAAAAGCAAAAGAGTTGTCTGAGATCCCGGATGACATATTAAGAGGCGAACCACCATACTAGCCGATAATGTTAACAAGTAAAAGAACAAACAGATTCAGGTTCCCGGCACAAATACCGGGAACTTTACTGCAATATAGTATTACCATCCCTGAAGCCAAACGGAGGCTTGTGGGCGAAGATAAAACTAGGATGGTATCTTTATATACCTTTGCAGAGAAAATGCAGCAGAACAAAAATTCGATAAAAATAACTCATTAAAATTATGGCAAAAGAATATCACAAAAACCCCCGGAAGATCACAATTCAGGAAATGCAGATGATAAAAGACAATCTGCTAGAGCTTGGCGATATCTCAATGATCGTTCACGATCTTAATTCTGACGAAATAATTGGAGGCAACCAGCGAAGCAAGATAATCAACTTCAATGAATGCGAAATAGTAATAACTGAATCATACAGCGAACCCGATGATCAAGGTACTGTTGCTTGGGGATATGTAGTATGGCAGGGAATGAGGATACAATACCGTCAGGTACGCTGGACTGCCGAACAATGTGAAAAAGCAAATATAACAGCTAATTCCCTTTCAGGTACTTGGGATAAAGACATACTGTTGGCAGAATGGAATGACGTTCCTGGGCTGGAACAATGGAATTTGCCATTTGTCTTAGATACTCCAGCCGTACTTGGAAATCCCATAGAAACAGTTACGCATACTTCAAACAAATACCACGACGTAAAAGCTATGGTATTTATCTCCCTTAATCTAGTTCAGAGGAAGATTGACGTTCCTGAATCGGAGGCAAAGGAATGGCTTAACGGAATAGTAGAGATAACCCGCAGGGGCGAAGATCATCTGCAAGACTATTTCAACAATGTATATAAAAGGGCATTCGATCATATGCAGGAAATATTAAACAATGACACAAATGAGCCAACAAACAGTAAACAGGATAAAAAAAGTAGCCGTAAAAAATAACCGGATATGGGTTACTATGGAATCGGGATTAAGGATGCTCTTAATTCAAACAGATGTCCCGGTTAATTATGATCCTCAGTGCCTTGTCGGGATGACGGTAACAGAGGCAATATGGCATAATCACGAACAACTAAGGAAATGAAATATCATCTTGTAAACCTATTCCCTAAAGACAAGGCTCAGGAATCTATCGGAGTTGGGTATTATACCTTCCAGATGTTGGAGCATCTGCTGAAGATCAACAGGCACGAATTGATCCCTGAGGATAAAATAGATGGGGACACTATCATTCTTGTATCTGTCACAACGCTTGATTCAATTCCATACCTGAGAAAGGTAAGGCAGAAATATCCCGAGAATATCATAATTACTGGCGGTCAGTTTGCGTTCAATTTCCCTGTTTGCCTTATATATTCAGACTATTGCAATGTAGGAGAAGCTTTTGAGTTCATTCAATGCAAAAGCATTGAGGAAATAAAACAACTAAAGTGCATAGCCTATCATGGGAAACAGGAATTAATTGAGCCTTCAGGGAGGATAGATTGGAAGTTAGTTCCGGCTTGTCAGACTAAAAAGGGAATATTCTATTATTGGAAAGGGGTTGGATGCAGGAATAAATGTGGGTTCTGTTTTACAAGCTGGACTAAGCAACAGCAGGAAAATGACACCCGAAGAGTGCAGTCTGTTGCCAATGACATAAAAAAACGAGGGGCTGGATTGATTTTAATATCAAACGAATACGATGAAGATATTGAAGTAAAAGTCAAGGATATGATGTTAAAGCAATTTCTGAGAACCAAATTATATTCCGGCAATCCCAAATTAATAAGGCTTGGTGTGGAGTTTGCAACAGAGGAAATGCGTAAGAAATACGGTAAGGCATTCACTAATCATGAGTTTTACGAAGCTTTAGACAAGGCAGCCGTAGAACAAAAGGAACTCAATCTATTTTTCATTACAGGGATAGAACCGCTTGATGAGATTACTAAGCTATTAACCGGATATAAAAGATATATCACAAAGCCGAAAATATTTGTCAAGCTTACAAATATAGTATATCAGCAATTCACCCCGATACATAAAGATCGCTTCAACATAAATATCAAGAACTATGCATATCCCGATTATCAGCACGAATTAAAGAATGCGCTTGACGAATATGGCGGTTGGAGATTTAATATATTATCAACTGCAAAGCCTCATAAAGCACTATACGAAACCGGGATGGGACATATTACCAGCGATGAAGAATATCAGGAGATAAAAAAAATACTTACCGCAGCAACGGCTGAAGATGCATTGTCAATATTACTGTCAAGCGGAGTTTTACATAACGATTTTAGACCGCTCGTTAAGTTTTGGTATCAGAAAAACAAAACTATGGAACAGGCTTTCAAGGAAGCAAGTGATAAATCACAGTCATTTATTAATAAATACTTAAATGCAAAACTATGAAATGGATTTGGCTAATACTCGGAATATTTTTACTGCTTAGTGCAGTTGCGGTTATAACTTGGGTAATATGGAAAATCGGAGAATATGAAGCTAAGTTTGAAGCAGAATATTCCAGGATTAAAAAAGCATTAAAAAGAACAGACGTAACTTGGAGCAAATATCTGACTTTTAAAAAGGATATAGATAATTTATCCCGGATGAGAAGAAGCAACAAAGAGAAAGTTCAGGTATTGGGTGACGAAGTAGTAAGAATCTTCGGCAAAATAAATGCTGGGAGCTATGACGATCTATCTTTGTAAGGATATATAGAAAACGAAATGAAAAAACTGTTTATACTTTTCGGTATTATACTCTTTTGCGTAAAGCTCACAGCCCCGCCTCTTGACTGGTGGACGAGTTACGAAGTACGTGAATCACATAACGCTGTTTATGAAATGAGGCTCTACGACAGGGAACTTGACCTTTACGCTCATCACTTAGGTTGGTGTGAGAGCCGTAACAACTGGAAAGTAGTAAATAAACAGGGCTATATGGGTACGTGGCAGCACGGAACGGAGTTATTAGCTGATTTAGGGTTTAAGATCACACCTGATGCTTTCCGGGCAGACAGTTCGATATTCCCACCGGACTTACAATACCGCGTCCTGATGCTTCAGATAAAAGTTCAGACTATACAACTAAGACGGTTCGATGCTTGGATAGGACATGAAGTCGGGGGAGTTGTTGTCACACGGGCCGGGATGCTTGCTGCGACACACTTGGGCGGTATCGGTGCTGTACGTGACTTTCTGTACTACGGTATTGACCGGGCAGACGGTAATGGAACACGAATATCAGATTACCTTAATGAATTTTCAATTTACGAGCTATAAAAAAGATGGAAGAGGAAATTGATTATTGGCAATGTCCTAATTGTGGATGTTTTTTCTCAATAGAGGAATTTGATGAACAGCATTGCGGTGCTTGTGGTTGGCCCGATGAAGAAGACGATGAATTTGATATTGAAGATATGGGATGGCCTTACGATGGTACAGATGACGGAGAACGATAAATGAATTAAAAGAATAAAGCTATGAAAACAGACTATTTTAAAAAGGTTTACATCAAAAGTGAAGCAGACCTACCGAAAGAAGAAGGATATTATTTTGTTGGAACGAAAGCGAATACTGATCGTAAGATGGATTTATTCTATTGGCGATTTACAAATTTCGCACAAGGGAGAGAATGTTGGCTTAATGATATTGACTGGTATCTTCTTCCCGTATCTATTCCGAGTGACGAAGAGATAGAAAAATGGGCAGAAGAAGAATCTAAAGTTGAAATAGAAGAAGATGGAGAAGTGAAAACATATTCAACTTGCATCTCTGAATTTTATATTGAGGGTGCAAAGTGGATGCGAGATGAATTAACCGCTAAATAACAGACAAATGAAAGTATATTTCACGTTTCGTAATCATTTTAAAACAATACAAGTAATTCATTTAGGAATTAATATTAGTTGCTGTTTTGATTCTTTCGCTTGCGGTATCAGTTTAAGTTTACTGTTCATAACAGTAGGATTTCATATTTACAAAAGTAAAGACAATGCCAAAGATAAAAGAGTTTAAAAATTACGGAGGACATTCTTGGTTCGG